ATGCAGCAATATACAACTATGTTTAGTGAGTTATGGGTACAAGAGTTTGCTAAAAATGGTGGAGGACATCATTCAGCTCATATTCATTGGAATCAACATGTATCAGGTTTTTATTTTTTAAAATGCTCTGATAAAACTTCTTATCCAATATTTCATGAACCAAGAACAGGTGCACGAGCTACAAAATTAAAAATGAAACCTGGCAATGGTATTTTTCATGGAACTGAATTAGTACATTTTAAACCAAAGCCAGGCACACTCATTATCTTTCCAGGGTACTTGGAACATGAATATGCGGTCGATTTTGGTGTAGAACCATTTAGATTTATACATTGGAACATTCAAGCTGTACCGAAAGAGATGGCTAAAGATGTCGTTTAAGAAAAACAAATATACAATCATTAGAAAAGCAATAGATAAAGATCTAGCTGCATTTGTTGCAAACTATTTTGCTATGCAAAAACAAGTGTTAGATACATGTAGACAAGCTCGTTACATTTCTCCATATGAAACTTTACTAGGTTATTATGAAGGTGAGAATGAACAGATTCCAAATACATATTCTTGTTATTCTGATATAGCGATGGAAACTTTATTGTTAAAATGTCAACCTGTTATGGAAAAAGCAACAGGATTAAAATTATATCCTGCATATACTTATGCAAGAATCTATAAAAAAGGTGATGAACTTAAAAGACATAAAGATAGATTTAGTTGTGAAATATCAACTACCATGAATTTAGGTGGTGACGATTGGCCAATATATCTTGAGCCTTCTGGTAAAGAAGGAATGAAAGGTATTGAAGTTAATTTAAAACCAGGAGATATGTTAGTATACTCTGGTTGTGAATTAGAACATTGGCGAAAACCATTTAAAGGTAAGGAATGTATTCAAGTTTTCTTACATTATAACAATCGTAAGACGCCTGGAGCGAGGGATAATATGTTCGACAAGCGTCCACATTTAGGACTTCCTTCTTGGTTTAAACGATGATATAACCTTATGATGGGTGCAACGGACACCACCACATACCACCCGTTGCATCCTTTATAAGGATTTATATTATGTTTTTTGGAGGATCACCTTTTGCCAGTTCACCATTTGCAGATCCAGGGTTTAACCCAAATGCATTAGCTAGTGTAACAGGAATAAGAATTAATGCAGCGACAGGCACTGTAGGTGTAGCTGCGGATGCTAATTTTGGTGTTACAGGTAATAGATTTAATTTAGCAGATGGAACAGTTACTGCAAAAGCAGGAGCAAGCGCTGCTTTAACTGGTAATCAATTTACCTTTGATACTGGAACAGTTGGTATTGTTGGTAAAGCCAATATATCTGTTACGGGTCAACAATTTAATTTCACAGTTGGTAATGTAACTATTGCAGCAGATGCAACAGTTATTGTTAATGGTAATAGAGTTAATATTACAACAGGTGATCCAGTTATTGTTGCAAATGCACTAGTTGCATTAACAGGGTCAGGTGTAGATTTATCAACAGGCATTGCTCAAAGTAAAGTTAATATTCAAGCTTCAGTAACTGGTAATGCATTTGATTTAGCTTTAGGAAATGTAACCACAACTGCTGCAGCAGTAATCTTGCCTAATGGATCAAGAGCTAACTTTACTACAGGAACTGTTACTATATCTGCAGATGCAAACTTCTCTGTAACAGGATCAAGAGCTAATTTAACAATCGGTAATGTAACAACTAAAGCTAATGCTACTGTAACCGTTACAACAAACAGACAAAACTTATCAACTGGAACAGTTACTATTACAGCTGCTGCAACAGTATTACCAACAGGTGATGAATTAGATATAAGTACATCAACAGTTAATATTAGACAATGGAATGGTATTGTACCAGGTGCAAGTCAAACTTGGGTACCCATTCAAACAAGTAGAGGATCATAATGTTTTTTGGAGGTAGTTCATTTGCTAGTTCACCATTCGGCGATCCAGGTGGAGTAAGTATTGCATTTACAGTAAATGGTGTAAGAATGAATGTTGCTGTTGGCAATGTTCAAATCATTGGAAAAGCTATTGTTTTACCAACAGGACAAAGAATTGATTTAGCAACGGGTGATGTAGTTGTTAAAATAGGTCAAACAGTTATTGTTACAGGTGAAGAATTAGCACTTGCAACTAACACCATAGATGTGATATCATGGAACCCAATAATTCCAGGTGCAACTGGTGTATGGATTCCAATAGATCCAGATAACCCATAGGAGAATAAATGGCATCAAGTACGTCGAATGATTTAAAACTAGAACTCATGACCACCGGTGAAAAATCGGGTACATGGGGAACTATTACAAATACAAACTTACAAATATTAGAACAAGCAGCTAGTGGTTATTTATCTCTAGCGGTTGGTTCTGCAGATGTAGCATTATCACTTGCAAACTATGCAACATCTAATGGTAAGAATTTATACTACAAATTTACAGGTACTCTAACAGCCAATAGAACGGTGACTATGCCGGACTCTGCTGAAAGAGTATTTATTGTTGAAGATGCAACTACTAGAACATCTTCTAATTTTACTTTAACTGTTAAAACTGTATCCGGTACGGGTGTTGTTTTACCAGTTGGTTGCAAGATAATTTTATATTCAGATGGTACTAATATTAGTTCAGGACCTATTACTAAAGGTTATGTGACACCAGCTGCAACTTACACAGCAGTCAATGGGGATCAAGTTTTAGTAGATACTTCTGGAAGTGGTATTGGTGCACCAGTTACAATTAATTTACCAGCATCTCCATCTGTTGGCAATGAAGTACACTTTATAGATAGTGGTAATAACTTAGCATCGAACAATTTAACTATTGGTAGAAACGGTTCTAACATATTAGGTTCCGCTTCAGATTTAGTGGTTTCAACAAACACAGCAGCATTCACATTAGTTTATGTTAATGCAACCAGAGGCTGGGCATATAAAGATAACATTTAAGGAGCTAAACAATGGCTCTCATTGATTTTAAATTCTTACCTGGGATTGATAAACAGGACACCACAAGTGGCGCTGAACAGCGTTGGGTTGATTCAGATAATGTCAGATTTCGATATGGCTTACCTGAAAAAGTTTCAGGTTGGTCTTCTTTGGTTACTAATACTATTGTTGGTGTTGCAAGACGAGAGTTTGCTTTCGTTGATTTATCTGGAAATAGATATGTAGCAATTGGTACGGATAAATTTTTACTTATTTATTTTGAAGGTCAACTGTATGACATCACACCATTAAAAGCAACACTATCTGCAGCAACCATTGCAACAACAGATACTTCAGCAGTTTGTAATATTACCACAGGAACAAATCATAATTTATCTGCAGGAGATATTGTATTAATAGATAATGTCACTTTACCAGCTGGTACTGGATATTTAGATTCTGATTTTGAAAATAAATTATTTCAAGTAACCGGTATTGTATCGGCAACAGAATTTACCATTACTCAAAGCACCGCTGCAACTGCAACTGTTGCAACAGGTGGTAGTATTGATGTTAAACCTTACGAACAAGTGGGTCCTGCAGAACAATCCTATGGTTATGGTTGGGGTATTGATACTTATGGCAGTGGTGCTTGGGGTGAAGCAGCTTCAGCATCAAATGTAAGTCTGGAACCTGGTTTATGGTCATTAAGTAATTATGGTCAAGTTTTAGTTGCAACAATTGCTAATGGTAAAACTTTTACATGGAATGCAGGAGATGCAGCAAGATTAATTACACGTGCATCAACTACTACATCAGGATTTGAGACTACAAGTAATCCAACAGCAACTAGAGTTACACTAGTATCCCCTACAACTAGACACTTAATACATTTAGGAACTGAAACAACTATTGGAGATACCACTACTCAAGACAATATGTTTATAAGGTTCTCGGATCAGGAAAATATAAATTTATACACACCTACTGCAGTTAATACTGCTGGATCACAGAGATTACAAGATGGTACAAAAATTATTGGTGCATTAAAAGCAAAAGAAACGATTCTAGTTTGGACGGATAACGCTTTATATACCATGAAATTTATTGGTGCACCTTTTACATTTAGTTTTGATCAAGTAGGTACCAACTGTGGATTAATTGGTAAAAACGCTGCGATTGAAATAGATGGAGTTGCATACTGGATGTCTGCAAATGGATTCTTTATGTTTGACGGTACGGTTAAATCTATGCCATGTTCTGTTGAAGATTATGTTTATGACAATATTGATACTACTAAAGGTCAACAGATGTATGCAGGAATTGATAACTTACATACGGAAGTTATTTGGTATTATCCAACTCAAGGATCAGATTATAATGATCAATATGTTATATTTAATTATGGAGAATCAACCATGGCTAATATACCAGTTTGGTATACAGGAACGGAAGCAAGAACAACTTGGATTGATGCAACGATTTATCCTAATCCAATTGCAACTAAATTTAATTCATCGAGTACAGGAACATTTCCGGTCATTATAGGTGAATCTGGTTTAGGTCAAACTGTATTGTTTGAACATCATGTTGGAACCGATCAAGTTAATCCTGATGGAACGACAACAACAATAACTTCTTTTGTAAAATCTTATGACTTTGATTTAAATATAGAAGGAACTGCTGGAGAAATATTTTTAGCAATGAGAAGATTTTTACCAGACTTTAAAGATTTGCAAGGGAATGCATTAGTGACACTAGCAGTTAAACGTTATCCACAAGATTCGGATACAACAACTTCTTTAAGTCCGTTTACTATTACATCATCTACACAGAAAAAAGATACTAGAGCTAGAGGACGTTTTTGTAATATTAAAATAGAAAATAATGATGTTAGTGAAACATGGAGATTTGGAACTTTAAGATTAGATTTACAACCGGATGGTAGAAGATAATGGCAAAGATTAATGTAAGATTACCGGAACCAAAAGAGAAATATGATGTCTCTAACCAAAAACAAATCAACAGAGCAATTGCGTTAATTGTTGAACAATTAAACTCTACATACTTACAAGAATTAAAAGAAGATACTGAACGATATGCATGGTTTAAAGGTGGTAGTGGAGGGGATTGTTAATGTCTTGTAATAATGTCAATCCAATAACAGGTGGAAGTACAGTTGATGACATTCCATTTTATTTAGCTGTACAGCAAAATAAAGTTCCTGGTTATTCTATGATTAATAAGTTTGGATATAATAGTTCTATTGGATCAGGTG